GCAATTCGTGGTACAGGGGAATCAGGAACTATTCAATTTAGTTTATCTCCTACTGGAACAGCAGGTGGAACAATTACTAACAATGATAGTACTGATATAAAAATGATTATATTAGAAAGTGGTAATGTAGGTATAGGTACTACAAGCCCAACTGAAAAATTACACATATATGGTGGAGGTTCAGGCCCCGAATTTAGAATGGAAGGGGCTGGTCATTCTTGGTATATAAGAGCATATAATGATAATTACAATGTTTTCACTCCTAGTGGAAGGCAAGCTGTAAGTTATTTAAATAATGGAGATGTTCGTAACTATAACAATACTACAACTTGGCAACAAACATCCGATGTTAGAGTTAAGGAAAATATTAATGTAATTCCTAATGCTATAAGTAAAATATTAGCATTAAATCCAGTTATTTTTGATTATAAACAAGAATTTGCTGATAAAAACAATTGGGATGATAATAAAAAAATTAATAATGTTGGATTTATAGCACAAGAATTTGAAACTATTTTTCCTAAATATATTTCAACTAATAAGTATGAAATGACAGAAACAATAATAGATGATTTAAAATCTATTGACACCGGGCATTTAGTTCCATATTTAGTAAAAGCAATCCAAGAACTATCAGCTAAAATAACACAATTAGAAAACAAATAATATATGGGCAAAACATTCTCAACAGGACTTTTAACCGATGGCATCTCCCAAGATTCATCCAACAACATAGGAATTGGTGTCGCTCCTAGCGGCACAAATAAATTTGAAGTGTCCGGCTCAACAAAACTAAATGGCAATGCTCTTATGTCAGGTTCACTTACCATAAGCAGCAGTGCAAACGCAATAATCCTACCAGCAGGCCAAACCATTGGACTTGGTACCGCTCAGATATATACGGGAACCGGCGGCAATAGTGGCAATATATTCATACAAGGTGCACAAACCAAATTATATGCAGATAAAGTTGTTTTAGAAGCAGCTACTGCTGCTGGTGTAGAAGTAATTGGTGGCACTAAACTGTCTGGATCATTAATAGTAAGTGGTTCAGCTACTACAATAGGAGCTACTACATTATCTGGATCATTAAATGTATCGGGTAGTATTACATCAACAAGTACTATTACTGCGCAAACGTTAGTAGTACAGACTATTACTTCGTCCGTGTTATATTCGAGTGGTTCTAATGTGTTTGGAAATTCATTATCGAATACTCAAGTAATGACTGGTAGCGTTGGTATAACGGGGTCATTAACATTAAATAATATAGCAATACCTACTTCCGCTTCATTAGCATCTACCTATCTACCATTAACAGGTGGTACACTTACAGGTGCTTTGGGTGGGACAACGGCAGCATTTTCTACTAGTGTAACAATTAATGGTGCAGCAACTAGCGGTAAATTAAATATACAAACTGCAAATGATAATGGATTATACATATATAATGGTTCTTCTGCATCAAGATTTATGTTAAATAATTATTTTGGTTTTGGTATTGATGCTTTGTTTTTACAAGAATGGAATACTAGTAATGTTTTCCAAAGAAATGTAATGACATTTTATACAGGAGGAAATGTAGGGGTTGGTACAGGAGGAACAGATGCAGGATATAAACTAGATGTTAATGGTACAGGAAGGTTTAGTGGGGCAATAAATGCAAGTGGTGGCAGAGTAAACATATTAGGCTCTAATCAAAATTCAATATTGTTAAATGAAAATGCTGGAGGTAGTAGTACAGGATTTTTAATTGGAAGAAGTTACTCAACTGATAATGCACAAAATTTCTTCATTTATGATATTGCAGCAGCAGCACCAAGATTATTTATCAATTCATCAGGCAATGTAGGTATAGGAACAACAAGTCCAACTACAAAATTAACAATAGATAATTCAGCCAGTTCAAATACCAATCATATTGATCTTGTTGGCCCCATCTCATCAGGAGGAAAAGGACACGTTGGATATTTTGCTGGTGGTTTATATTTAACTTCTAACTATTATTATAATGGTGGACAAAATAATGATACTGGATCTTTAGGTCAAGGTTCCATAGTAATAGGCTCTTCACCAACAGTTGGAGCAAGTTCGATATCATTTGCATTATCAGATCCGGGTGCTACTTCTCCTAGTACTAAGGTAAATATTCTTTCAAATGGCAATGTAGGTATAGGAACTGCAAGTCCAAGTATAAAACTTCAAGTTGTAGAATCTGGAGCTAACTGGGTAGCAGATTTTAAAAATTATGGGTCAGGAGCATATGGTGTTAGAATTGATTTAAGTGGTAGTACAGGTACAGCAGGAGCATATGCTTTTAGAATTTATACACAAACAAATGATGGATTTTATTTATTAAATAATGGTGCTTTTTATGCTCAAGGAGTTTATAACTATACAAGCAGTTCAGGAACAGCAGTTTATGTTGATAGTGGCGGTAATTTATATAGATTTACTTCATCTTTAAGATATAAAAGAGATATTGTTAGTTATACAAACGGATTAACTGAATTATTAAAAATTGAGCCTAAATTTTATAAAAGTAAAAATCCAAAAGAAGGAGAAAAAGTATTTGCTGGTTTAATAGCAGAACAAATTGATGAAATAGGATTAAATGAATTTGTAGAATATAATGATGAAGGCCAACCTGATGCAGTTCATTATTCAGCTATGACAGCACTTTTAGTTAAATCTATCCAAGAACTCAAAGCAGAAAACGACGCATTAAAAGACACACTACAACGCAATAACATCATATAATGAGTAAAAATACACTTACATCAGGACTAATAAACGAACTAAAAAACAAATAATATGTATCAAGTACAAATGCAATTTATTCCCTTAAATGACAGTATCTGGGTCGCTCACTTAACACCAGAAGATCCAATCTACCAATACGATAACGAAGCCGAAACACAAGCGAAAGCAGAAGAATTAGAAGCGGCGGACGAAACAGGTAGAAAATATCGTGTTCAACAGATCGCAATAGAAGCGTAATATGGCTATTAAAATAACTGGAAGAACCAGATTTGGACCGCTATCTGTAAGTGCACCAACAACCACTAGTACAACAACTAGTACGACAACAGCAGCAGCAACAACTACATCGACTACAACATCGACTACAACGGCTGCACCAACAACTACTACTAGTACAACAACTAGTACAACGACAGCGGCACCTACAACTACAACTACAACTACTACTAGTACAACAACTAGTACAACGACAGCGGCACCTACAACTACAACTACAACGTCAACTACAACTAGTACGACAACTGCTGGAACTTATAGGATTAATGTATATGGAGCAAACCAATATACACCAAGTGGTACTAATAGATTTAACATCCAATATAGCACAGACTTTGGATCAAGTTGGTATAATCTATATACCGATATTACAACTACAAGTTGTACTTCATTTGGATATTATGATGCAGCTCCAGGTAGTAATTTTAGGTTTAGAATAGTAAAAAGTGGAACCGTAGACCCAATTAAATTTAATTACGGCGGCTTTAATTCAAGCACTTGTCCTGCTGACACTAGTTATACAGTTTGTGCATTGGAAATTCCTGGAGTTTCTTCAACATATACACTAGCGGTTACAGTTCAGGTAGATGCTGGAACTGGTAACTATACATTCTGCTAATGTATTAATATTGCATTCTTTATAATATTTATATGAAACCCCCCTCTGTGGACAGTGAAACAGAGCACAATATAAATGCCAAATGAATTTATAGCTCGCAATGGTGTCATTGCGCAGAACAACTCTACAATATCAGGATCGCTTAACGTAACCGGTGGTATAACTGGCTCATTACTAGGAACTGCATCATTCGCAGCAACAGCATCATATCTTACAGGATATATATCTCCATTTCCTTATACAGGAAGTGCAGTTATATCGGGTAGTTTAACTGTAACAGGATCCCTCAATACATTAGGTAGTGTAACATCTACTGGTACATTAACAGCACAAACGTTAGTAGTGCAGACAATTACTTCGTCCGTATTATATAGTAGCGGATCTAATATATTTGGAAATTCATTAAGTAATACACAAGCATTGACTGGATCTGTTGGAATAACTGGATCATTAAATGTGGCTGGTACTACTTCTACTCAATTAAAATACTTTTTAAAAGAAAGTAATACAAATGCTTGGTCAATCTATACAGATGGAGCAAATGGTCCTTTCTATATTAAAGATGAATATAATAGTGGAAGTAGACTAACAATAGGAATTACAGGCAATGTAGGTATAGGAACTACAAGTCCGAGAACAAGACTTCAAGTAACACCAGCTAGTAATGGGGAAGTTCCTGTTCTTGGAACTGCCACAGGTATGACAACTTTTACATCTGCAAATGGAAACTATGGTATACAGTTTAATAGTACATCCGATGGTTCTTTTCATATACAATCCCAAAGATTTGATGCTATTGCAACTGCTTATAGTCTTATTTTAAATTATGCTGGTGGAAATGTAGGTATAGGAACTGCAAGTCCTGCAACTAAATTAACAGTATCAGGTGCAGATGATGGTACTATGCAAATCAGAATGTTAGGAACTGCTGCTCCTACTTATTATTGGGAAATGGGGAGAGAAGCTATGACTACAGGAGATTTTCGTATTAATGAAAGTTATGCAGGTACAGTAACCAATAAATTAACTATAAAAACTAGTTCAGGCAATGTAGGAATAGGAACTACAAGTCCTGCTGCAAAATTAGATATATTAGGTGCTAATGAAGTAATGAATATAGCAGGAACTAATGCAACTTCAGCTTATACAGGATATTATTATAACACCTCTACTTTGGTAGGTTACATTGGTAATGGAACGAGTATATTAAGTGGTGCTGCAAGTTCAGATTTTATATTTAGAAGTCAAGGTGCTTTAGTATATGCAGCAGGTGGTAATAATGAAAGAATGCGTATTACAAGTAGTGGTAGTGTAGGAATAGGAACTACTCCAAATTTAAGATTAACAGTATATGATTCAGGTGCCACAATAACAAGTGGAACTGTAACTTTTGCAACTCAAGCAAAAGGAATAGAAATTTATAATGCAATTAGTGGAACAACCGATAACCTTGTTGGTTGCTGGTTTTCAACTGGTCCACATAAAGCTGGTATAGCTAGTGGTAGATCAAATGCAGCTAGCAACTGGGCAGTAGATTTAAGATTCTTTGTGCATGGAACTGAGATTGCAAACCTTGACCAAACTTATGAGAAGATGAGATTGTCAAGTGAAGGTACTCTAACTTGTACAGGAGATGTAATTGCTTATGGCAGTCCTTCTGATTTAAGATTAAAAATCATTAAGGAAAAAGTTCCTAATGCATTAGCTTCTGTATTAAAGTTAAATGGATATAGATTTGATTGGAAAGAAACAAACCATCTTAAAAATTATAAAGAAGATATTGGAGTTATAGCACAAGAAGTAGCTGAGTTATTCCCTGAATTAGCAAGAACAAATGCAGATGGTAATATGTCTGTTCGTTATCAAGGATTAACAGCAGTTCTTATTGAAGCTATCAAAGAACAACAAACACAAATTGAAGAACTTAAAACTATAATCAATGGCTTTACCAAGTAGTGGTGTTTTAGCGGTTTCTGACATAAGAAATGATCAAGTCAACTATTCAGGGTATGCTTCTTCATATAGCTTACGTCAACAATCACTTAATTATAGTTTAACTACACCAGATGCTATGAGTGAATTTTATAGTACAGGGTTAGTTACTTCTAATCGTGTATTTCATGTGGATGCAGGTATAGCTGCTAGCTATCCTGGATCAGGAACAACATGGACTGATTTAAGTCCAAGTGCAACTAATGTTACATTAACTAATGGCCCAACATATAGTAGCTCAGGAGGTGGTAGTATAGTGTTTGATGGAAGTAATGATTATGGGGATATAGGAAATGTAACCAGTTTACAGTTTGAAAGAACAAATGCATTTTCAATTAGTACTTGGATAAAACATACATATACAGGAGCAAACGCAAATATTATTTCAAAACAACAAAATTCTCCTCCTTATACAGGGTGGGGATTAGGAACTACACAAAGATCAGGTATAAATTATCTTGAATTCTTTATATATAATGGTTCAGTAGCAAATAATTCTGTCATATTAGATTATCCATCTCTGTATAATGATGGTGTATGGATGAATATATGTTGCACATACAGCGGTAACAGTTCATACACTGGAGTAAATATATATAGAAATGGAGCATCAGTTTCACCAACAGTAATTACTACTTCAATTGGTGTAACTATAAATACTTCGGCTGCTGTACAGTTATCAGGAAGAGGAGGAACAGGAGCTATCTGGCCAGGTAGTATGGGAAATGCTATGATCTATAATCGTGAATTATCAGCTGCTGAAGTAGCTCAAAACTATAACATCCAACGTTATCGATTTGGAATATAATATTTAAATAATAATATGGAACAAAATTATAATGATAGAAAGTACATGATCTTTAATGCAGTAGAGCTAGGTCAAATTGATTTCTCTCAAGTGGAAGAAACATCAATCGATACAGTACGCAAATCAATAAATGAAACTAAAACATTCGTTAAATGGGATGGTGATATACCAGAATGTATAGCAAATCTTACTACAAAGGAAGAGCCATACACATATGATGAAATATCAGCTATATTACAGACAGAAGAATGGACAATACATATGCCATTACCGTATATTTAAAACTATAAAACAAACAAATAAAATGGAAATCAATTACAATTGGACAATCAACCCACTAGAGGCATACCCAACAGCTTCAGGTGAAACAGACGTAGTATTCGTAGCACATTGGCAATTTCATGCCACTACAGGCTCATATTCCGCATCATCAATCGGTACACAATCGTTAATCTACTCTTCAGGATCCGCATTTACATCATTTAATGATTTAACGTTAGAGCAAGTAACGGGATGGGTTACTGGAGCTATGGAAGCACAAAATAGTGGTAGTGTAGATAGAATGAAAGAAGGATTAGCTGCACAGATTGCAAACCAAATCAATCCACCATCAGTAACATTAACCTCACCATGGTTAAATGTAACTACAACTAGTACAACAACTACAACTACTACTTTAGAAGGGTAAGAAAAACTTGGTTGGCTCCTAAATCTTGTATATATTTATATCAAACAAAACAATATAAAATATGTTACTTATTATCTTAGTAGCCGTAATAATTATCGGCGCCATTATCGCTAATTATAAGAAAATTAAAGCGATTGTATCTTCAGTTGAAGCAAAAGTAGAACAGGTATCAGAAACCGTATCTCCAGTATTGCAAGATGTAGAGAAAATGATTGATCAAGCTGCGGCCGCTGCTCCTAAAAATGAAGTAATTGCTAAAGCAAAAAAGACAACCGCTCAAGTAAAGCAAGCTATTCCAAAACAAAAAGCTACTAAAAAAGCAAAATAAATATATGAAAACCGTTACATTATCATTAGGTAAAGTATTAGACCTAGACGCTGAATTAAATGGCGTTAAAAATTCACAAACAGGTGAACAATTAGTAGAAGGATTATTATTTCAAGAACTACCACTTACTGTTAAGTATCACCTAGAAAAAGTAGTAAAACAAACAGCCGAGCAAAAGGTTATCGTAGATAAACTACGCGAAGATCTTATTAAAAAGCACGGAGTACAAGACGGCGAAAACTTTAGCATTCCTTTATATGTTAATGAAGTGAAGGATGAAGATGGTAAAATCATATCAGCCGATATGAATCCAGCATACGTTACATTTAATAATGAGTTTGTTAAACTATTAGAACAATCAGTAGATATTAAAATTAAAGAATTCACAATCGAAGACTTTAAAGATATTAAATCTAAAGATTATCCAAAAGTATTACTTTCATTATTGGACGACGAGGCATAAATAATGAATAAAATTTCAGAAATATTTCAGGCGTGGGTAGCTGCGGCTAATCCAACTCCTGAACAAACTTTAATAGCAGAGTACAGATCTTCTGTATGTGATACATGTGATAAAAAAGCGTATGTATCCGCTATTAATTCATTTATTTGTTCTTCTTGTGGATGTCCATTAAGTCGCAAAGTTTTTAGTCCGGTTGATGGTCCTAAAGCTTGCCCATTAGCTAAATGGGAAAAATAATGACCCAAATATATCTAGTTGAAAATATAGAACCAGGCACTAATAAAGTATATATTGGTAAAACTACAGACTCCAGAAAATCAGCTCATAAATCGACATATGGGTCTCAAATTAGTTATACTTACATAGATGAAATATCTTCAATAAACCATGATGATTGGGAACCTATAGAAACATATTGGATTGAACAGTTTAAACAGTGGGGTTTTGAAGTAGTAAATAAGCGTAAACAAGGAGGTAGTGGCCCCGATTTTCACACAGAGGAAACTAAAACCAATATGCGTAAACCTAAATCTACTACTGAAAAAATGCGCAAGCCTAAATCAGAAGAACACAAAGCAAATATGCGCAAACCTAAATCAGAGGAACATATAGCTGCTATGGTTGCTGGACGAACTGGGGTAAAACATAAATCACATAAACCTATGCCAGAATGGTATGGTAAGTTCATTAGCAATATAAATAAAGGTAGAGTATCACCTAATAAAGGTAAAACGAAATCAGAAGAGGCAAAGTATGCCATATCTGAAAAATTAAAAGGGCGTATATCCCCTAACACTAAACCTGTAATTCAATATAATAAAGAGAATAAAATTATTTATGAATGGATTAGTATATCTGAAGCAGGAAGAAAATTAGGTATTAGTTTAAGTAATATAACATCTGTTTGCAAAAATTATAGTAAAACAGCAGGTGGCTATATTTGGAAATATAAATAAACAAAAATAAAGACTATGTCAGAATCAACAAAACAGCTAACAGCTGAAGAACTACAAAGCATTAAAGATCTACAACAACAATACAATAAATTTGTATTTGAATTGGGTAGTATTGAAGCACAATTACAAGCGTTACTAGCTCAAAAAACACGTATTGAAACCGAAAAAGATAATATCATTAGCGATATTACTAAATTAGGTGATAGAGAAAGAGAAGTAGTAACAGCATTACAAGAAAAATATGGCGTAGGGAACATTAATCCTGAAACTGGTGAAATTACCGCATTTTAATTAAATAATCTCTGCGTTTTGTATGGTTTTATGGATATTTATTGCTAGGTAATCCTAATAATAAAAATCTAAACAACTATACAAAATGAGCGAGGTAATCCTTAGTCCTGGAGTATTCCAGATCGAATCAGACCAAAGTCTATACACACAAGCACCACAAGTACTTGGAGCTGCTATAGTAGGTCCAACTGTAAGTGGTCGTCCATATGTACCAACATATGTTACTACATATAGTCAATACTTATCATTATTTGGTGATATATTTAAAAGTGGTAGCTACTACTATGAATATTTCACATCACAAGCAGCAAAAGAATACTTCAGCAACGGTGGTCAAACATTATTAGTAACTAGAATCATTAGTGGTTCAGCTAATATTAGTACTTACGCTACAGCAAACGTTACTTCTGGTAGTGGAGCAGCTTCACAGTCTCAATTTACTCTTGAAGCATTAGCTTGGGGAGATCAAATGAATAATACTTCTAGTATATCCAATGGCGCTTTAGCTAGTGGTTCTGCATATAATGTACGTTGGGAAGTAACTAACGTAAATAGTGGCAGCAACGGTGGTACATTTACAATTGTAATACGTCGTGGTGATGATAACCAATCTCAAAAGAATATTTTAGAAACATGGGCAAACGTAAGTTTAGACCCACAATTACCTAACTACATCTCTCGCGTTATTGGTGATTTAAAACCAGTATATAACGTTGCAAACGGATATGTAGAATATCAAGGTACATATGCTAACGCTTCTCAATACGTTCGTGTTTCATCTGTACGTGTTCCAAACGTCGATTCATTAGATAACAATGGCAATTTTAAAACTGGATCTTATGCTAACACATTACCTGAAGTAGGTAGTGGTTCATATGGTGGTTCATTTAGTGGTGGTGTTGCAGATACAAATGTAGGAAAATTAATGAACGAAAATATTACCTCAGGAAATATTCAAGGATTTGCACCTGCCGATTATAACACAGCATTTACATTATTGTCGAATAAAGACGAATATCAATATAATGTACTATTAGCTCCAGGAGTTGGAATTAGTGCAAATATGATTGCTACGTGTGAAGGTAGAGGAGATGCAATTGCAATTACAGATACAGGAGTATATGGCCAATCAATTACAGCAGCTACTACAGCAGCATCAGGTCAGTCAAGTAACTACGCTGCAACTTACTATCCTTGGATTCAATTATTTTCTACTAACTTAGGTAAAGTAGTATGGTGTCCACCATCAACAGTAATGGGTGGTGTATTAGCATTCAACGACCAAGTAGGTGCTGAATGGTTTGCTCCAGCCGGTTTAAACAGAGGTGGTGTTCCATCAGTAGTACGTGCAGAACGTAGATTACAACAAACAGATAGAGATACATTATACACAGGAAACGTTAACCCATTAGCTACATTCCCAGGAACTGGAGTTTGTGTTTGGGGTCAGAAAACATTACAACGTAAACCAACAGCATTAGATCGCGTAAACGTTCGTCGTTTATTGATTGCGTTGAAAGAATACATTGGTGGTGTTTCACGTAACTTGGTATTTGAACAAAATACAACTGTAACAAGAAATAGTTTCTTAGCTAGAGTTAATCCATACTTAGAATCAGTAGTACAACGTCAAGGTTTGTATGCTTACAAAGTAGTAATGGATGATACAAATAACACAGCTGATGTAGTAGATCGTAACCAATTGGTAGGTCAAATCTATATTCAACCAACAAAAACTGCTGAGTTTATTATCTTGAACTTCAACATATTACCAACTGGCGCTACATTCCCTGCATAAGGGATGTAGTTCTTTAATATTTATTAATAGATAAAAAACACAACATAAAATGGCAGTATTAAATCCAAATGAAATCATGTTTACAGCGTTTGAACCGAAGGTTGCAAATCGCTTTATCATGTATATAGACGGTATTCCCGCATACTTAATTAAGAAAGCTAATGCTCCTGGATTTGATGCCGGTGAGATCACATTAGATCACATTAACGTTTACCGTAAAATTAAGGGTAAAGTTAGATGGAATGATATAACAATGGAATTATATGATCCAATCACTCCAAGTGGTGCA